AAAATTTAAAAATAGCTAAAATAACCTTTCCTACATTTAATTTTGCCCCTAAAACAGATACACTATAATCTTCGAATTTTTTAATATCGCTAATATTATCTCCATCTGAATCTCTATTAATAATTGGTAGTATGATATCATCAAAAAATGTATTTGTCATTTCATTTATTCTATCACTTAAAATAGCAGCAATTATAACAGATACTACATTATTATCTTGTAAAAATTTTATAAATCTTACAAAATTAAAATTAATATCATTAGGACTACTATCCATTATATTATATATTTATATAATATAATGAATAACTCAATATTACTTAATGCTCTTGAATATTATGATCGAAATAAGGAAAAATATAATATAATGAATAACTCAATATTACTTAATGCTCTTGAATATTATGATCGAAATAAGGAAAAATATTATAACATAAAACGAAAAGCAAAATATATGTCAATTGAACAAGCTACTAATGATACAGAAAACTACACAATAATATTATTTGATAAAAATAATAATAAAATATTAAAATCCAAATATGAAGTTGTAGGATATTATAATAATTACTCTAAGGTATGGTTTTGGGGATGGAGCATTCCTAGTCTTCCCAAAAATCTAAACTATATTAACAAAAAAATAGTTCATTATGCTCTTGATAGTACTAATGTATTACTTAAAAATATACTCTTAACTTCAAGATATGTTATTAATGATAAAATACAGTCTGATTTTCCCATTGCAATAGCATCATACATATCCAAAATACCTTTAATATTTGATATAGGCATATCTGAAGATTTTACAGATTCTAAGTATACTAAAATTAATACAGAAGATATTTATTATTATTATTACTATTTTTATCTTACTGATATTGATACTGATATTGATATTGATACTGATAATGATACTGATATTGATAATGATAATGATATTGATAATGATAATGATACTGATACTGATAAAATTCATAATATCTTTCAATAACTAAAATTATTCACTGTCTTCCTTATTTTTATAATAATATATTAATATTATTATAATATGTCTGGATAATATTTAGGTGCATCATATCGGTGTAATTTAACCTTATATTCATTTCCTAATTCTCTAATATATACAATATCATCATTATATAATTCTCTATTTTTAATATCAAGAGGAACTTTTATCTGATCATATCCGCTATTAATTGCGGTGTAATATTCATATTTATCTGATCCAGGATATTCTTGTCTCCCATATAATCTCAATACATTATTATCTGTATCTTCATTATTTTTGTATGTCTTAGCCTTCTTCCTCTCTTTTTTTACTAATATTCCAAATTGAGAAAAATTATCAGGATATCCTCTTGTTGGAATATCTGTATTATATTTGAAATAAGTTGGGGGTATCCAATGTCTAGGAACGCGTCTTGTAGGTTCTTCTAGTGGATCACCTATCTTTTTATAATCATATTCTCTTACAGCATCTACTGGTCTTCTATTATATTTTTTTATAGTTATTTTTTTAACAGGATTTTTTTCTGATACAGTGAGGATGTTATTGTTATTAATTAATAGATATATTATTATCAACAAAAGTATTAATATAATAGCTATAATAATCATTAATATAATTATATATTAGATTTATTTATGATAGTATATTATTTATTATTATAGATTATATATGCTAATATTTTTATTAGGTATTATACTAGGGTTAATTATCGGTATAATGATTTTTAAACATACAGTATATGTAGGACCTAATTCAAATACTATTAAAAAAAAAGTATTTACAGATAAAAATGGAAAAATATATAGATACATTACAGATATTAAAATATGTCCTGTATCTGAGTTTACTTAATAATAAAAATAATAAATAAAACAATATATGAAAAGATTTAGTGTACTTGTGATTGAGCCGAATGATATAAAATTAGATTATAAATATAATAAGGAAATTATAAACAAATATATATCAATAAAAAATACATCATTACTTGAGAATCAACTAGTATATTTAATAGTTGACACATTAAAAATGACACCTAATGATATGGGAGATACTGTAATAATTAGTGAATCATCAGATTATGTAACACAATTATGTTGTAAGGGGGAAGCGACTAATGAAATTAAGAATACAGGTGAAAGAGATAAGAAAGACATGAATAATATAGCATCATATCTAATAAAAGGAGACAAACAAATATATGGACCTGTAATAGTTTTAAGATCAGAGATAACAGATAATAATACATGCAAAGAATCTGATATGACAATAGATTTATTACATAATATTCTTAATTCTAAATTCATTCATAAAGGAATTAGATTAGGTTATAATAAAGATATAACTGAATTTACATTTAAAAATTATCCATTGGAAGATATGGAGGAAGAATTGATTAATAATTATAAATGGTTAGAAGTCCCCTTATTTAAATTTAACTTATTAATGTACATACAAATTGAACCGATTAATAATGTAATAAATGGATATGCTACTCGAATTGTTGGAGATAAAGTAATTTATGGAGATGTAATTATAGTGTCTAAATCAACTGAATATGAATACATAGATTTAGATATAGATATATTTAAAAAACTACTCAAAATATGTGGTGGATCTCTTGATTCCAGAAATATAAAAGATATAGATAAAGAGGGAGAATGTATTGATGGTTTACCTATTGTTACAAATAGATATCGAATAGTAAATATGATATTTAATAAGTATAAAAAAATATGTAATTACTGCGAACAACCCACAGATACATTTAAAATATGTAAAGGGTGTTATAGATTTGAATATCATAACATAGAATGCCAAAAGAAGGATTGGAATACTCACAAAAGCCAGTGTTTATATGGTGAAAATCCGATAAATATTTCATTAAAAAAATAATATTTTTTATCTTTATAAATGTATATAAATGAACGGAACTTCACTTCAAGATTTACAGAATATACAATATGGTGCTATGCAAAATCATCAATACGAACAAGGACATAATGCTGCTCATGTAATACAACAAGCCCAACATGCTCCATATTATGATATTATGGATAATAATTACCCACAAATGCAAAATTGTAAGATAAATATGGACCAATTAGCAAATGATATATCTGCAAATTTACCAGAAGAAGACATTATTAATGGCATTGAAGAACATTTAGATGAAGAGATTATATCTACACAAAACACACAAAATGGATATTTATCATTCATTCCATCTATTCTTAGAGAACCTTTATTGATAATTGTTATTTATATTTTATTATCGCAACCATTTGTTCAAAATAATATCGGAAAATATATTAAACAAGTAAATCCTATACAAGGAAAAGTATCCATAATAGGAATATTTATATATGCAGTGTTATTAGCAGTAATATATACAATTACCAAACATATATTATTATAAATAATTTGTAATAATATTAATAATATTATTAATATTATCAATATTATCAATATCACTTTTAATTTTTAACGTAATATAGTAATAAGTTTTATTTTCAACTAATTCCTCTACAAAATTTATAGAACAGTTATTTATATTATATTCTCTTGTGTGAAGGTTACATACATCATCATAAGTATCAATAATAGGAAAATATTTTTCATTAATTTTTGTATATTTAATGCAAACAGCTATGTATTTACTCGTCTGATAATAAGCACATTGTTTAAATCTACATACTGACCTAATATTATCATACATTATCATATTATTTAGCCTGTATATTTTTTTATTCGTCTCTTTCATATTACAATTAAATTTTTGATTTATAATATTTTCTATCATATCATATTTTTGTTTATCAATATAGTAAGATCCTCCTATATCTTTTTTGAAATTACCAAAATAAATGTCTATGATAGTATTTTTGTACTGATTAAATGCATATGTTATAAATTCCATATGTTATTAATAATATATATACTAATTATTATTATATATATAAATCAATTTTTTTTCAGCAATAATCTAACATTTTTTCCATCTATTTTTACATACAAGACATGTTATGAATATAGTCATCGGTTCATCACAACTTCTTGTCTGAACTTGCACTGCTTGAGTTTTACTCTCCCCACAATTTCTACATTGATATAAATCAGTTGATGCAATATTTTCTTTGTAATAATCTCTTAATGTATGTGTTTTAAGTATTTCAATCCATTTATCTTCGTCTATTTCATGTGGTTGCATAAATGCAACCATCTGTAAATTTATATCTTTATTCATTATCATATTATATAATTTATTTACATATAAATGTGATTTTTTATCAATATATTTAGTAATAGAATTTAGTTTATCTTTATAAATTGAAGGTATTAATAAATTATCAATATTATTTATTACTGAATATACTAGTGAAAATTCATAAATTCCAGCCTCTAATAACAAACATTTTGAACTATCTTTTATAATAGATAGAATTTTTACTATTGAGTCTGCTCTGTTTATATTTTTATTCAGATAAGATTTCATATCTTTTGGTACATCATTATATATATTTTCGATATTTGATAATTTAATCCCAATTCCTACACTATTTATAATGTAATCAACATTAGGTAAGATTTTTATATTATCAATTTCATTTTTAAGTTTTTTATAATCATTTATGATATTTTCCATCTAATATATGTGTATATATGATATTATGTAACTTTTATTTATTTTATCAATTTTTATGGTATATATATATATATATATAATGGCAATGTTTTACAGTGATGCCGATATTAGTGATTTTAATAATAATATAGATAGGCTTGAATCTGTACTAGAAGATGATATGAATAGAGAATTATATCCAAATATTGATTTGAGGAATAAGGCCGTTGATATCGTTATTGCTTTTGTAAAAAGAAAAAAGAGAAAAGTGTATGGTGGATATGCTCAACATAACCTTGTTGCCCATAAGAAGAAAGAAGATGGATTTTATGATATGAGAAAGTCCCAACCAGATGTTGACTTTTACACCCCATCCCCTATAATAGATTCAATGGAATTAGTAAATGAGTTATTGGATGCAGGATTTACTAATGTGACAGCATCTGAAGCACAACATGAAGAAACTTATTCTGTATTTGCAGAGTTTACAAATGTTGCTGATTTATCTTATGTACCTTTGAATGTATATAATCGTATTCCATTCGTAGAAATTAATGGGATGAATTTTGTAGGTCCTAAATTTATATTAATAGATATGTTTAAAATGCTAACAGACCCTTTAATAAGTGGTGTACAAAGATGGAAAAAGACATTTCCTAGAATTTATAAACTTCTTAAACACTATCCATGGAAAAAAATAGATAAACCTCTCAAAACAAGGCCTATATTAGAGAAAGACACACAACTCTTATCAGATAAGATTTTTGATATGTTAATTGATAATGAAAAAATTATTGTGTGTGGTGATTATACATATAATTATCTTCTTTATAAATCTGGAATTTTGAAAGATAAAAAAGATAATAAAAATAATAAATACAGATATATTAATATATCAAAATATGAAATTGTCACTACTGATTATGTTAATTTAACTATGCAAATATATGATATGTTAGTAAATAATGTTAATAAAAAAGATAGTATACAGATAATTGAATATACACCATTATGGAATATATTAGGATGTAGTTGTGTAATTAGGCATAATAATATTGATTTAATACATATTATTGATTATGATGAAATGTGTATACCTATTAAAGAGATGCCAGCATTAAAATTTAATAATAAAATAGATAAATATAAAGGATCAATCCAGCTTGGATCATATGATTATAATTTGCTACATAATTTAAAAATATATCAGAGATATAGGATAAATAAAGATAAAGAGAATGCATATGATACAAATATAATGATATCACATTTGATGGAAATTAGGAATTATTTTTTAAGAAATAACAAAAAAAGTATGTTTGATAATACAATTTTTGAACAATTTATAACAAAATGTATAGGAAAAGTAGAACATCCTAAAATAAAATCCTTAGCAAAATTCAAAGAAAAAGCACAAAAGAAGCAAATGGTAAAATGGGCATATAGGCCAGAAAATGATGGTAAAAAAGAACCAAGTTCAAATTATAGATTTAGGAATAAATCTGGAAATCCTATAAAAAACTCTAAATATTTTAAAATACCAGTAAAAAGATATACAGATTCTAATACAGATTCTAATACAGATTCTAATACAGATTCTAATACAGATTCTAATACAGATTCTAATACAGATTCTAATCCAGATAATAGTACATTACAATTAGGAGGTGGAGACAGAATAAAATTATCGAGAGATCTTACGGGAATATATTATCCTACTAAATTTTATCAAAATTGGCCACCTAATTTAGGAAGCTTAGTAATTACTAAATCAATATATACTCCAGCATTAGCTGGAAAAGTAGTAAAACTTATTGATCCATATCAAGCAGTAATAAGATTAAACTATAATGAGGATTATGTAGACCCACTAATAAAAAATCATTATGGATTTGATTTAAAAGGGTATTTTATATTGACTCCATCAAATCCATGGGATTATACAAATGATGATGAAATTAGAAAGCTCTACTTGTACCCTGGGCATATAAATAACATAGTAACTTCCAAATATAATAATTTTAAGAAAAAGTATAACATACATATACAGAATGGTGGTAATGGCAAATTATTGACAGATACTATTATGCGATATTCTATAAAACCGATTCAAGGCGTATTAGATAAAGATTTACAGGATAGATATGGTGTTCCAGATATGGAAAAACTATTTACAGATGATAAGATAATAATTACTGATAGACCATATAATTGTAATATAATGCAAAGTAAAGAAAGGACTATTTTAAGGGAAAAATTAAAAAAAAACGAGAAGGTAAAAAAGGATGATATAGGTATGATATATAGTTCAAAATGGTCATATGATCAATTAATGACAACAGATAATGAGGTGAGAATTTTAGGTTCAGAATTGGTTAATTGGATAAATTCGAATATAAGTGGTAAATTATTAAATTATTTGAATGCACCACCATTTGAATATTATTATAATAATGGTTATTTAATAATAAAATTAGCGGGATGTTCAATTGAGGATAAGATTACAAAAGATATGGTTGGAGATTTGAAATATTATGGTAATATACAATACAATCGCCCGATTGATTATAATATATATAAATATATGATATTTAGAAATGATGTTCAAAACAGATTACAACAAGATAAGGAACAATTAGAAGAAGTTAAAAAGATATTATCACAAGAATATGTTATTGCATTACACCCAGATCCTATATATCAAGCATGGATATTAAAAAGGTTATTATTATGTTGGTTATCAGATGATGATTTATTTGCAAATATAAGATATATAAAAGTATTAATAAATCATTATAGAGGTCGTGGAGACGTTAAATATAATTTAGATAATGGTGTAATGCCATCAATATTAATATATCCTAAATATGGTTCAATTTCTCATTCAAAAGTTATGAGTGCTCTAGGATCATACTTTTTCTTCTATATCCCTTTAGGATGGGAATTAAGTGATCCAACTTATTTTATAAAAGTAAATGAATTACTGTATTATAAAAATGGTTATATAGATCTTACAGAATATTCAAGATTGGTAAGTTCCATGTCTAATTTGGATGTGCCATTTAATGATAGATATACAGGAATAGAGGGTAGTGAGAATCACGATCCATTTAATAATATAAAGCAATAAAATACTGGAAAAAATTGATTTAAATAGTATTAATGTGTATATGTACATATAAAAATAAGTATATACATGTCTGGATCAGTGGATACAAATTTATATATATTAAATGAGCATAATATTGAGATTACATCAGATTACATAGAAAATATTCTTAAAAAATATGGTGTAATTCATAAAATAAATAATTTATATAATTTTAAATTAGCAACAACACATACATCATATATATTACGAGACGAAGAATATTGGAAATTACACAGATCAAAAAATACAAACAAAGAATTAGAACCGATAGAAGATCCATCCATGGCAATTCCATTACAAACTGAATCATATGAGAGAATAGAATATCTAGGTGATGCAGTATTACATCTTATATTAGCAGATTATATATATGATAGATATGATCAAGGTGAAGGATTTATGACTAAATTAAGAACAAAGATTGAAAAAGGTACTACACTTACACATTTTGCAAAGGTAATAGGATTAAATAAGTATATATTATTATCAAGATACATAGAAAAGAATAATGGTAGAGAAAATAATAAGAAAATATTAGAGGATGTATTTGAGGCTTTTTTGGGTGCATTACATATAGATGGTGGTTATGATATATGTAAAAAATTTATAGTAAAATTAATAGAAGATGAGGTTGATTTTGCTACGTTATTACATACAGAAGATAATTATAAGGATATGTTATTACAATTTTGCCATAAACAAAATCCTAGATGGGAGGATCCTCAATATGGAGAAATAGATGAATCTGGACCAGATCATAATAAAGTATATACAACTTTTGTTAGAATTAAAAAAAGACCGACTGATGTTGGAGAAGTTCGAGGATATGGTAAAGGTGTTTCTAAAAAAAAAGGTCAACAAGAAGCAGCAAGAGAAGCATTAATATATTATGGTGATATAATGATAGGAGATAATACAGATACTGAAACTATAGAATATTTATCTGAGAGTGATAGTGAATGTGAATATGAAGATTTTAGTAATGAATAAATTAATTAATTTATTATAAATTATTTATATATGGACAGTATAAGTAGTTTATCAGAATTTACTTCTACAGTAACAACAAGTGTAGAAAATGTGTCTGACACATCTATATATGGAGGTACAAATCCTTCATATAATAGTAAAAAAAGTAATAAACATAGTAATAAATCAAATTATGTTAATTTAAAAATAAATGGTAGATTTTTTCCTTCGTGGATACTAGCTAATTTTAGGGAGTATAAATTACCAGATATTATTATAAATCCAGACAATGATCCATGTAACTCAAATTCTTCCAATAAAAAAGCTAAATTAGAACTAAGAAAATATCAAAAATTTATAGGTGAATATATGGACTATAAAAGTCCATATAGAGATATTCTCATATATCATGGTTTAGGATCAGGTAAAACAGCAAGTACGATAAATATATATAATATATTATATAATTATACTCCTGGTTGGAATGTATTTATTTTATTAAAAGCATCATTAAAAGGAGGTTGGATTGATGGTATAAAAGAATGGCTTCAGAAAGATTCTTATGAACATAGATTTAAGAATATTATATTTATAAGTTATGATTCTCCTATAGCAGATAAGCAATTTTTGGATGCTGTTAAAAATGTTGATTCTTCTAAAAAATCAATGTTTATAATAGAAGAGTGTCATAATTTTATAAGAAATGTATATGGAAATATAAGCTCAACAACAGGAAAACGAGCACAAGTTATATATGATTATATAATACAAGAAAAGCAAGATAATCCTGATACAAGAGTTATTTTATTATCAGCAACTCCAGCAGTTAATAGACCATTTGAATTAGCTTTGTTATTTAATCTATTAAGACCTAATATCTTCCCAAAATCGGAAGTTGATTTTGATCATCTATTTGTATCAACAGGATCATATAGTATTCTTAATATGGATCGGAAAAATCTATTCCAAAGAAGGATAATAGGTTTAGTATCATACTATAGAGGATCTACACCTGATAAATTTGCGTCACAATCATTAAAATATATTGATGTAATTATGAGCCAATATCAAAAACAGATATATAACTATTACGAAGATATTGAAAAAAAAATAAATGCCAGTTCAAAATTTAAAGGAAAATCATCAGATGGACCAAGTGTATATATGACATATACGCGCCAATCTAGTAATTATGTATTTCCAAATATTAATCAAAATATAAATGGAGAAACTCGACCAAGACCCAACAAATTCAAAATTACTGAACGTGAAGCAGAAAAAATAGCAGAAACAGTTAATTTAAAGGCAGATAAAAATACTGATAGTTTTATGAATGTTGCCAAATATAAACAGGCTTTATCAAATTTTATGACAAGCACAGAGCAATATTATGATAAATATAATTCAGATGACATTAAAAACAAATATACAATATTAGACGATGTTGAAAAATTTAAGACAAAATATAAAGGTAATTTTTCTGATTTTCACGAAAAAGAAAATAAAAAGTCATTATTGTATAATGCATTATATGAATCTTCTGGAAAAATGGTGAATATTATATTTAATATAATGAAGTCACCGGGTCCTGTTCTTGTATATTCAAATTATGTCCTTATGGAAGGTTTGGAAATGTTTAAAATATACCTAAAATATTTTAATTTTTATGATTTTATGAAACATCTAAAAGATAAAAGTTATGTATCTGGAAAAATAGGTTATGCTCAATTTCATGGAGGTATTAAAAAAATAGAAGATAGATATGGTGCTATGAAAGAATTTAATAGAGAAGAAAATAAATATGGCAAATATATTAAAATAATGTTAGTTAGTCCAGCTGGATCTGAAGGGTTAAATCTTATGAGTGTCAGACAAGTACATATAATGGAACCATATTGGAATGAAGTTCGTATTGTTCAAATGATAGGTAGAGCTATCAGACAATGCTCTCATAAATATTTAGACATTAAAGATAGACATGTTGATGTTTATCGTTACAGATCTATAATTAAAAATAGAGATTACCCTACAACTGATCAATTAATAGAAGATATTGCAAGAAGTAAAGAATCATTAATACAATCATTCTTGGATGCAGTAAAAGAAGTTGCAGTTGATTGTGAATTATTTAAAAAACATAATATGATAACTGGAGAATATCAATGTTTTAAATTTGAAGAACCATCATTATTTGAAAAATATGTAGGACCAGCATATAAAGATGACATAGAAGATGATATGAGAAATGATAATGGTATATCCTCCTCTAATGCAATAACTATGAAAATTAAGGTTGTTAAAATAAAAGCTGTCAAATTATTATCAGATCCAGAAGATAGCAATCCTAAATATTCAAAATCTCAAATATATTGGTATTATTCTAAATCAGGTATCGTATATGATTATGATATGCATTATCCTGTTGGAAGAGTATCAAAAAACAATGAAGGTATACCTGATAAATTAGATAAAGATACATATATTATGAGTTATGTTATTCCTATACCTATGATTAATGAATAATTATGTATGTATATAATATATGGATATTTCCAAAAGTAGAAGGATTAACTTCATAAACAAATGCTCAGCTTATGAACTAAATCAATATGTAATGACTCTTAATAAATTATCACATAAAAATAGTTATTACAAACAGATATATAATGAAGATGTAAATTATATCCGTGATGTACGTAGATTAAACCAATTAGGTGGCGGAGCAAAAGATTGGTTGCAAAATCTTTTTGGATTAAGACCTTATGATTATGATAATAATATTTATTGTCAACTTAAAATGTCAGCAAAAAATTGCACCAATACTATTAAAGAATTAAAAGACATTAGAAAAGCTCTCACTGATGGTGCCAATGGAGCAAATAATTATTGGGAATATAGAATCGAAGATTTTATGCATATGTTATTATGTTGTGATGATAAATACAAAAAAAGAAAATATAAAATAGATAGAGAAGAATATATTACCCCTATTATGAAAAAAATAATCGAAAATGATAAATTTATAATAAAAGCTCATCAAGTAGCATCAAATATATTTGAAAAAATGGATAATAAATCCAAAGAAATTTTGAAAATATCTGATAATATATCAAATTTTAAATATCAAGAATTAGTGGTACGGTATGGATTCGGAAAAGTATTTTTAGCATTACTTATGAAAACTCTAGAGGACAGAATGCAAAATAGAATATAAATTTATATTTATTAGTATCAATTTTATGATATTAATAAAAAAATAACAATAAATTGTTAGCTATATATTTATAATAATAATACTACACTCATACTTTACAATATATTCTTATAATAATACTTATTAATAAAAAATTGAAATGCAAACTGTATGGGACCTAACTCTTACTATAATATTATCA